CTGCTGTAGCAGGGTTTCCTGGGTGATGGTCCCTGCGGTGTACAGCGCCAGCAGTGACTGGATTTCCTGCGGTTCAAGCCTGCTGCCGACGAAATCACGATTCACCAGGCAGCTGCCAGCGGCTTCATTCTGCCCGAGGAACTGCGCGTGGAATTGCAGGCAGTTGTCGATCATGTCCTGCACGTTCTGCGCAATGACCATCATGGTGCTGTCGCCTTGGCTGCGGTCGATCCGCTTTGCCTCAGCGGTTTCAGCACTGAGCTTTTGACCTAGAACGGCGGACAGGCCAAGTTCATTGATCTGCCCAGCAAGTTGTTCAAGACGACGGAACTGCGCTTCGTAGCTCTTGCCTTCCGGTTCGATGTACTCAGCACGGCCTTCAGCGGGAAAGGCAATGGCTTCACCAGGGCCGGCAGATACTTCCTCGGCAGATGATGGGAAGCCGTAGAAGGCGAGCATTGGCACGCCGCTGATGTGCAGCATGTTGTCCAGATCGCTCTGGATTTGGTAAGTCTTTAGGTTCAGCTCGGCAATGTCTTCCAGCGGCGGGCGCGATTCAAGCAGCCCAACACGGTTGGAATAGGCAACGGCGAAAGGAATGTAATCAAGGCTGGTGGTGCCTTCTGCCACCAGTTCGTATTTACCTTTGGTGTCTGACTGCCGGTGCAATTCGTAAGAGCCAGGGCGCAATACTCTGATCTGCTCTAGGTATTTTTCTCCAAAGTCACCGTCGGGAACAACGATCAGCTCACGCAGGCGCAGCATAGTCAGCTTCTGTGCGCCATTGGTAATTTCAGATCGCCAGCCAAGAATGTCACGTGGTGTATAGGTCACCCAATACGGGCGAAGTGATGCAGTATCTGTGATGTTCTGCAGTTCGTCTTCTGTTTCACTGGGAAAATCAACCAATACGCCAGCATGGCCGTAGCGCACAATTTTGCGGGCTAATTCGTAAACAAAAATGTTTAGATCGTTGCCTTGCAGGTCTACGTCAAACAGTTGTTCGCGGATCAGATCAGGTACGTCGTCAAGGCGTACAGGTTTACGGGTCAACATGCCGGCCAGCATCCGCTCAAGCCGCTGGTAATACGGCGGGCAGACGCTACGAGCTAGGCGGTTGTCGTAACTTTCGTCTTGCTCGCGGGGTTCTTGCGGCAGGTAACGCCGATGCTTGCGGCGCATCCCAAAGGTGCCCTCCATCAGATCTTCAATCAAGATCCAATGCGGTTCCTGTGCAGCCCATGAGCTATTTGGATCCTGCACCTGCGTTGCCTTGCGCGTCAGAAGCCGGTCGTATGCGTTGAAACCGGTGTACGTCATCTTTTGCGCCTAGCCATGCACAAAGTCTATGGCTCTAGGTTAATCGGGAATGATGGCTGGGCCTCCGATACCGCCACACACGGCGTTCAGCCTTACGGTTTGAACCGACCCAGCAGGATCAAAGTTTATTCGGATTGATCAGCGCGGTTGATTTCATCGTCAAGGGCATCGCCAGCTTCGTCAAAGCCTTCGTCGTAAAGCCATTGCTGCAGGGTGGTGAGCATGGCTGAGGCGGCTTCGTTGAAGTCGTATGAGCCGTTGTCCTGAACGGAGTCAAAGGCGGCTTCAAGATCGCGCCAGAGGGGAGCGGACATAAGGAAAAGGCACAGCCCGATGCCAAGGCAGAGCGGGAACAGGTGCAGTTTAGTGAAGGTGACTACTGGGGCTGGCTAGTCAATCGTTTCTAGTTCAACTTTGATCTTTTGCCCGTAACCACACGTCCCCCAACGGACAACGCTGGACTTGACAACCAGATCCGTCTCAATCGGCCCGAGCATCACGGGCACGAACTCATAGCGAGGCTGCTGATCAGCATTAACCCACCAAATCGGGCCGAGTCTTCCGTGGTCAGATGTAACGATGATCATGGGTGATTAGTGGAAGCGACTACTCGTGATCGGGGAGTTGTTCAAGGGCGCGGCGGATGGCAGGAGCATCGAAGCCCATGCCCATCGAGTTGGCGTCGCCCCTGAGTTGTTCCAGTTCTTCCAGCGCCTGCTCCTTCAAGCTCGGCGGCTTGGGACGGCGGACAAGACGAAGATCATGGGCATGAACAAATTTATTTGGGAATGAGTTAATCCACTCACAGCACGCCTCCAGCTCTTGGTCTGCGCCCCATTGGGCAGCACGAATGGCGATAGAAGCAATGGATGCCGAAGCGAATTCAACGGGGCAACAATCGCCCTTAAGACTGCTGTGCCATTGATCAATTAGCTCCGGCGGCGGGATGATTGGATGTTGTTGTGTCATAAGAAAAGGCCCCCGAAGGGGCTTAGCAACTAATCGCGGAGCATGAGAAATATCCGCTGCACCAAAAGCGGCGCGTCTTCTGAATGGCGGTCAATAAATCGCTTAAGGCTTCTGGCCTCGGCTTGACTTAGCTCTAGCTTGACCAGCTGAGCCTCACCTGTGACCTTGAACTGCGGGATAGGCATGGTTGGCTGTGGGTGGTGGGATCGCTCCCATATGCAGAGTATACCCCATAAGGGGCGGCGTGTCAATACAGCCTGATGCCCGTGCCCTTGCCCGCGTTCGCATGTAGCGGGTTGTACTCCGACATAACCAGATACCCCAGCCCGTCTGTCCAGTGCTCAATCCCAGCCGACTTGTCAATCACGTAATCGTCAGCGCCCTGCTTGTAGGTCACGTTGCGCAGCGCCTTGATCGTGTTCTTGCAACGCGGGTGGACAAACAGGCGGATCTGACCATTGGCGTTACGGATCAAGCTGTTTGTGGCGTTGATCTTGTCCTTTACTGACCAGGGCGCCTTGGGGCTGACCACGCCGAAACCGTACTGCCGGATGATCTCGTGATCCGTGCGGCCAGCCGATGAAGTCTTGCGGGCACTACCGGTTGGATCCGGGTAGGCGATCAGCTTTCGATCCCTGAACCGATCACGCAGCATGGCGCACACCTCATCCGTGTTCGTCTGCGTTACGGACACCTCATCCCATATATGTAGTGTGTCGCCCACGCGGCTACCGAGCACACCGGCTAGCACGCTCACGTTGAAGTCCGTGCCCCACAGGATCGGGCCGCCGGTATCGCGGACGGTATCGGAAATGTTGTCGTCGCTGAAATCGGGGTAGACACGGCCCGATAGGGTTTCAAAGCTGGCGAGGTATTCCTGGCGAAAGGTGCGGTCGTCAAGCGTGCGGCGTGCAGCCTCAACCTCATCCTCGGGAACGTTGCCGCCTTGAATGGTGGTGTAACTGAAGGTTGACCAGTCAGGCTGATCCTGCGCTTGTTCCCATAGGTCGTGAAACCAGTTAAGGCCAGCAGGCGTCGTAATAAACCACGCGGGACCGCCTTGATCTGACAGGGCTGGACGCAGCACCATTTCCCAAGCTTCTTGTTTGACGTAAGCGGCTTCGTCAACGATCAGGCTGCTGAGCGACACACCACGAAGGGCATCAGCGGATTCGGCACCCTTTAAGGCAATGACGCTGCCATTACTTAATTCAACAGACAGTTCAGATTCATTTTTTCTGGCAAACATTTCAGGCGGCACCATGGCACGAAGCTGGCGCCATGCAATTTGTTTTGCCGACTTATATGTTTGTGTCACATACCAGTTGAGGCTGCCGGGGTGCTCAATGGCCCACGCGACAAGGCGACTGATACAGAGGTAGGTCTTGCCGAAGCGGCGGCCAGAACAAAGCAGCTTGAAACGTTCGGGCGCATCCCAGACCTGACGTTGCGGGCCGGTCAAGCCTTGGTAAAGCTGCTCAGCGAATGGCAGCCAGTCCTTTTGATCCTGCAGGTCTGCTGGGATGGGCGGTTCAAGCAGGAAACCGCCGGGGGCGTGGGCGAGCAGGCTCAAATTTCAAGGCCGATCAGTTTGGCTTGAAGCTGGATGGCATTGAGGGCGACCTGCGTTTGCCCGCGTTTGTAAGCGGACTGTTCGTAGGTGCGAGCACGGCCTAGGGCTTCAGCGATCCATGAAGGGCGCGTCATGGCGGCGTCCTCTTCTAGGCGAATGCGAGCACGTTTGATGTAATTGTCAGCTTGACGATTATCAATGTTCCATTGCTTCGCACAGAACTGCACAATTTGACCACGGGATTGGCCTTCAGTAAGGAGACCGTAAACCGTGTCAATTCGGAAGTTAACTTCAGCGGCGGTAGAACGCGCCAAGGTTGAAATAAAAGCGATGAAGCAAGGATAAACCGAAAACGAGAGAATGGTGGCAAATGGGACTCAGATGGGACTGATATGCGACGCGGTAGACGCAAATGAGACTTGAAGGGATTGTGGAAATGCGCCCCGGGACGCTTGCCACCCCGAGAAATCCGGCTAATCTTTTCCCGCTAGCGATTGCAACACCCGTTAGCACCTGTCCTTTATCCGCTATCAACTGCAAGCAATGGCAAAGGGTGTATTTCTGCGATTACCGGAGGATTTGGTTTGTGACTTGGAGCGTTACAAGCCCAGAACCATGTCCCTGTCTGGCTTTTGCGC